CTGATCCTGCTGTGGGTAATGCCATATTATATCTCTATTTGTTTTAGTTGACTAATAGTGGTGCAGCTATCAATTTCTACAATTTTTGGAATTTCTTGATCTAATAATGAGTCAATATAATCATCAACAGCAATCAACATAGTCATCAATTGATCTTTTGTTACAGAAACTTTAACTTTATTATTATACCAACTACAACTTTCACCGTCAGCTAATCGAAGTATTTTTGTCATAATAAATAACCGTCCCCAATTTGTAGCAGATACTGTAAATGTAACCCCATCTACATCTACTTCAATTGGTGTGGTTTCTAAAACATCTAATTTATTTCTTAGATTTTGTTTAAGAGTCGTTTTAATATGTTCGATTGATTTTAATGTTGGTGTATATGTACCAACAGCTTTACCTGATGTTAAATCCCATGTAATATCTGTACCATCGAATAGAATATTATCAAACCCGGTATTATTGTTTATAATATCTACCTGGTATATCTTTAACGTGTCTGATACTGCTAACGGAGTACTAATAGGTACAATACCTTGTTTGTATGCTAATATATCAGTAGGTAATAAATCATCAACACCATTTTGATTTAATATTTTATTAAATTCACTGCTATTCCAATTCATTGGACCTAAAATTATATCACCTGATAGTGTTACAATAAATTGCTCTGTGCCAGTGTATTCAGTAGATCTATTCCATGGTATTTCTTTCTCTACTATTACCGGTATTTTAATACCTAGTAATTTTTCATCTAGCTGCAGTTTAATATTATCTATATCTTCGACTTGACTAATCCAATCAAACACTAACTCAGCTGTTAAGCTATTATAATCAATAAAGTTATTAGGATCAACAGAATTAAAATATGTGTCGTTATACACATCTGCTACATACGTATCTTCTTTAACTTGATATCTCCAAGTAACCCGTTTAACCACGCTAGTTAAATTATCGACTGAAGGGGTGGTATATAACGATAGTATCTCGTAAGTATATTCTTTCATTATTTACCACCTTTTAATTTATTAACTTCAATTGTTAGTTCTTTAATTGCTTCAATTAGTAACGGTACTAGTTTTTCATACTGAACTGTCTTATAATTCTCACCGCTAATTGAGAACTCATTACCGTCTAGATCTTGACCAATATCAAACGGAGCTGGTACTACGATTTGAGGTAATATCAACTCAACTTGTTGCGCTATAACTCCAACTTGTTGTGATTGATTAGTATACCCGTAAGTTGCTGCAAGATCGTTTGCATTAAATGTAACACCATTCAATTGCAGTACTTTTTCTAACGCGTTTGAAATATTTACAATATTAGTTTTTAATCGTTCATCTGAATAATACGCAGTAATGTTATTAGTTGCTCTAATTTCACCGGCGGTTGCTGATGCTGCGGTACCGATACCGATTGAGTTGAATTGTGAGTTTTGAGTGGTGCTCGTAAACGAAGCAGCTGTACCGGTGGTGTTTTGATTAAAAGTTGGCCATGTAAACGTGCCAGTGCTAAAATTACCACTACCCGGTGTGCCTAGCGCTGTAGGTGCTGTAGGGGTGGAAGATATCCAAGTAGTCCCGTTACTGGTTAATACGTTCCCAGTAGTACTTGGTGCAACTACCTGTAGTGCACTCGTACCATTACCCAGCAGTACATTATTAGTAGCTAACGTTGCAGCTCCTGTACCACCATTAGCAACTGTTAGTGCGTTAGTTAAGCTTAGTGTTGGTACTGCTACTGTATAGGCTCCACTAAATGTTAAGTTACCACCCAAGGTCCATGTCTGTGCAGCAATATTAGTAATGTTTCCACTACTCATGTATAGTGCGTAATTATTAGTCGCACTACCACTAGCTTCTGCAAACAACCCAATATTCATTCCACCAGAATGTGTATCGTTTGAATATCCACGAACTCCTATTGCACTACCAGTATCCCCGGTTGCAGATACATGACCTTCACCTATTACCCCTCCAGCACGAGTTCCAGCATTAGTATAACCAACCCCATAAACCCCAACGCCATGTATAGTAGAATCAGCAGCATTTGCAGTTCCCTCCGCAATTAATCCAATATTATGTGGTTCATTATGTTGTATTCCAGCACTGGTGCTAGATATAACAGCTAACGTGTTTGGAAACCGCGTGTAGTTTGCTGAGGCTGTTGGACCAATAAGTAATTTTGGTAATAATGGGTTTGTTGCTAGTGATAATGCAATAGTACCACTGGATGTTAGCGGTGAGTTGGTAACGGTTAAAAAATCTGTAGGTACACTAATACCTATACTAGCAGATGGTACCGCTCCCGATACCCAGGTGGTTCCATTGCTAGTTAATACGTTACCACTCGTACCTGGAGCCACTGATTGCAATGCTGATGAACCATTGCCTAATAGTACGCTGTTGAGTACAAGCGTAGTTGAACCAGTCCCACCACCGGATACGGTAAGTGTTCCTGCGATAGATGTTGCACCTACTAATGTTGACAAGCTTACAGTCATGTGTGATTCCTTAATTACATCTAAAACATATATTTATTGTTTATGCAGTTGGAGTATCTGGCCATATAATATCAAATGGAAAACCTGCTTGTGCAGTAACGTCTCGTAATGCTTGCCTATATATCAACCAAGCCTGTTTATCAACAGTGGCATCAGCTATTTGAGTCCAATCAGAGGCTTTAAGTAATTCATTTCTTTTAAAACGAACACCATAAGCAACTCTACCACGCTCTAAATCATAGTCTTCTTGCGTTTTAGCTACAATTTTATAACTGTAAACTCTTCCATCTAGTAAATAGGGAGCGGTTGGTTCTATTTTTTGAGTAGCTGAATCAAGCTCTGGGTAACTTTCTACTTCAACTAATGAATTTTCTTGTAATAAAGTTAAATCAATTCCTGTAACTGGGAAAGAAGTATTAGGAAAGAATTTAGAGCTGTCATCAACTTGAGTAACTACATTATTTTCTATTTTTGCTAATAGCATATTATTTACCTATTAAAAACGTACAGTACGGTTATTTACATAAGGAGTTAAAGTTTTAATTGTATGTAGCGGTGTAATCTCAGTTAATGGTTTTTTAAAATATGTATAAACAAGAGGAGTAGTTGCTGGAGTTCCTACTACTGTTGTCACAAGTGCTGTGGCTGTTGGAGTTGTACCTGTAACAGTTGCCAAAGTAGCAAGTGAAGCTGTTGTGACGGCTGGAGAAAGCGCAGCTTCAGATAAAGTAACCGAGGTTGTTCCTATTGTAGTGCTATGGGCAGTACTGCCATTAGCATATAAATAATATGTTCCAGCTATAGAAAAAACATCATCCATAGTCATTACACCATTTTGAAATACTAAGTATATTTTTGTCCCATCTACATGAATTTGCTGTATCTCTATGTTATTACAAGCCACAACTCTAGCAACTTTAACACCTGCCGTAGTATATTTGTATAAAACACCAGTACTTGTCCCTACATATAAGTTAGTATCTTTTATAGTAATAGCTGTACAAGATATGTCGGCTGTGCTTTTTAAATTAGTAGACCACTGCAAAACCCCAGAATTGTTAAAACAAAGTAATGCACCAGACCCTGGGGTTGTATATAACTGGATAGCGCAATAGATATTACCGCTAGAATCTAAAACAATATCGCCTTCGGTATAACTATTATAATTAGTCCAACGAGTCCCCCAAGCGATAATTCCAGAAGAATTTACTTTAATAACACCTATACCTCTATTTGTAGTACTATTATATGCTTGAACTAGAATATAAATATTACCAGTAGAGTCTAAGGCCATAGATATATGGTTTAAAGTATAAGGACCACCGCCACCTGTAAATCTTTTTAACCATTGAGGAGTGCCTGCTGAATTTACTTTTAAAAGCCAAGTCTTAGTTAGAATATAAATATTACCAGAACTATCAACTTTAGTGTTTAAAATATTTTCAGTTAATCCCGAATAAGCATAAGCCATTGAAATAGAGCCATCTACAGAAGACCTTTTAAAAAGACAATATCTGGAATACGCTGCATCGTATATAGTCTGATAAATATTCTCAGAAGAGTCTAATGCCAGGACAGATGCAGTAGCATTCATGGAATTATAAACGAAGCCTTCTGGGTGAAGCATTTCTAATGTTGAAGATAAATTTTTAGCTAATTTTATTAATTTTCCTACAATATAACCTCTTGTAGGATTTATATAAATATAATTAGCAGAGAAAATTCCGCGACCATGACTACTAGTTCCAGAACTAACCCAATCATACATTGTCCAGTAGTACGCTTCCGTTGTCAATGGACTAACTGCTAAAGCCGTACCAGCAGCACTAGTCAAAGTCGTATTAGTAGGTAAATTAGGGTTAGCAACATATTCAGTTCCAGTTAAAGTACTGCCATCTAAAGGATATTTAAATAAGTTTACACCTTTAATTGAAGTTAGTATATAAATACTAAGTAGTGTAGAATCTAAACTTACTAAAGGTGGTGTTGTATTTAAATTAGCGGAACTATCATTAGAACTTACAATAAATTCTCCAGTAGAGGTTCCTGCCGCGTTAAACTTATCTACATATACTGTATAAGTTGTGCCAGTTCCTGCGTATTGTGTAGAAGTTACATATACGTTAAAGAGAGAATCTACTAAAACTTTATCCGCAGTTCTAGAAGTTATGTTTTTCTTCCATAAAACTGTAAAGGAACTATTTAACTTATATACTACACTAGTTGTTGCTCGTAGAACAAAATAGATATTACCTTGACTATCTATTGTAATATCTGTAATATACTCCGCTACCGTATTACCCGTACTTGGATAATAGGTAAAATGAGAATTTGTAGTTCTATTTGCATTTATTTTAAAAATATAACCATCGGTAGGAGTGGTGCCTGGATTAGCAGACCACCCACCACAAACATAAATTTCATCAGAACTGGTAACAAAAAAGTTTTGTAGTTGGTTAGAAGCTATTGATAATTTTTCTACTATAGTGCCATTCACGTCATAGATAATTATATTACTATTATAACCACTTCGAGATAGAATATAAACTTTTGAATTTTTAAAAGACATAGCAGCCACAATGTCAGATTCTACGTCAAATCCTTTAATCCAAATAGTAGCTCCAGTTGAATCTATCTTTAGTAAGTTAATATCATAATTATTTCGAACATTACTATATGTAATATATGCAATATATAAATTCCCAGATTCCCCAGCTACAATCTTAGCATCTCGTGAGTTTTCGGGAGTTATATCATCGGTAATTTTTTTAGACCAAATAACTGCACCACTAGAACTATATCGTACAACAGCGACTGCAATATCTGTAGTAACAGTATTTACGATATTACTAACAACAACTACTTCACCATTTCCATCTACATAAAAATCTGTAGGATAACTATCATAAGCATACCCAACCGTATTATAGGAGTTTGCAATCCAGCTATTATAAGGAATTCCTGCTTCTATATTTTTTATTAAAGGTCGAATACTCATTACTTTAAATCCTTGCCGAGAATAATACCTGTCCAAGTAGTTCCACCATCATGCGTGAAGAAGCCTAAGCTATCTCTGCCAGATGCAGTCAAAGTAGGTAATGTACCACCTACCCATTTAACTCCAGTCCACCATGTAATTGTAAAAGCCCCCCCATTTGTCAAGTCTAGTATAAAGGAGCAAAGTAATCCACTAGCTCCTGCATTACTTAATGTAAATGTAGTAGCTGCTGTAATTGTTTTAGTAAAACAACTTCCTGTTGCAACATCTATATTATTTGCCGTTAATACAATTTTTACCTCTCGTCCAGAAGTTATAGTAGGCGTAATTAAAGATGAATTTGTATTAAATACAAGATTACCAGTTCCAGTTTCATCCGTAATAGCGGCTAATAAATTTGCACTTGAAGGTGTTCCGATAAAGGTTAAAACATCAGTACCAAAAGTAATTGCTGCTTGTTTGGAGTTAAAAGTTGTCCAATCAGCAGAAGTTAAAACCCCTCTAGCAGTTGCACTTGCATTTGGAACATTAATAGTAATAACTGGAGTTGTAGTTCCAGTAGCTACTGTAGAAGTTAAATCTGTACCGGTTGTTGTTATTGTTAGCGCTGCTACATTAGTTACTGTACCGTTACTAATCACACCATTACCTCCAAATGGTATAGATAATAACCGCCAATTTGTTAGGGATGCCGTATATACAAACGCAACATAAGCACCATTAATATCTAATAACATTGCAGTACTATCACCTTCAATAGTTGCACCAACACCTGGTGCTAATGTTAATGGATACGATCCAAATGTTTTAGCTATATCGATAACACCAATTTGAGCACCATCAATTGGTGATGCAGGTAATGTAACTGTAAATGACCCAGATGTTGTATTGGTACGTACTAACTCATTACTGGATGCAGAGTAATTTGCAATTTTAACAGTAGTTGGTAATAAGCCGCCGTTACTAATCACACCATTACCTCCAAATGGTATAGATAATAACCGCCAATTTGTTAGGGATGCCGTATATACAAACGCAACATAAGCACCATTAATATCTAATAATATTGCAGTACTATCACCTTCAATAGTTGCACCTACACCCGGAGCTAATGTTAATGGAAACGATCCAAATGTTTTTGCAATATCTATAACACCTACTTGTGCACCATCTATCGGTGATGCTGGTAGCGTAACTGTAAATGACCCAGATGTTGTATTGGTACATACTAACTCATATACTGCAGCTGTATAAGCTGATGTTTTCACTGGTGTCGATACTAACCCACTAGATACAGCTTGCCATGATGTTCCAGTTCCATCAGTAGCTAAAAACCTACCAGCATTACCGGTTTGCAACGGTAATGTTGCAGTGGGTGTAGCGCTAACCCACGTGTTACCGTTACTGGTTAATATATTACCAGATGTGCCCGGTGGTACCGCTTGCACAGCGTTAGTACCATTACCTAATAAAATATTATTAAGCGCTAACGAGCTTGTACCAGTCCCACCGCTAACCACACTAAGTGCGTTAGTTAAGCTCAATGTTGGCACGGAGACCGTGTATGCCCCACTAAAGGTTAAGTTACCACCTAAATTCCATGTTTGTGCGGCAATATTAGTAATATCACCACTGTTCATGTATAACGCGTAATTATTAACCGCACTACCACCAGCATCAGCATATAGCCCGATATTCGTACCACCTGCATGAGTATCGTTTGAGTATCCCCGTACACCTATCGCACTACCACCATCTGTAGTGTTTGATACATGTCCTTCACCAACTATTCCTCCAGAACGAGTTCCAGCGTTAGTATAACCAACACCATAAACACCGATACCGTAAATAGTAGAATCAGCAGCATTTGCAGTTCCCTCCGCAATTAATCCAATATTATGTGATTCATTATGTTGTATACCAGCTACCGTACTAGATACAACAGCTACAGCGTTTGGAAAGCGTGTTAGGTTTGCTGCAGTACTTGGTCCAACTAGTACGGTTGTAGTGATTCTTGGCGCATCAATGGTAGGTGATGTTGCTAATACTAATGTTCCAGTACCGGTGGTAGATGCCCATGATGCACTCGATCCATCTGTTGTTAAGTACTTACCACTGTTTCCAGTCTGAGTAGGTAACGATACTGCAGGTGTTTGCCATTGTGCTGTCGTTGAATTGGTAGCGACTAACACTTGACCTGCAGATGGTGCTGTTGCGGCACTTACACTCACTATTGTTGTAGCTGATTTTAATCCGTATCCAACAGTGTTAGTACAATTACTTAAGTCTCCGGATGTGGGTGTGCCTAATATCGGTGTAGTTAATGTTGGTGATGTAGATAGAACTAATGTGCCAGTTCCAGTGGTTGATGCCCACGATGCATCTGTACCATTAGTAGTTAAATATTTACCACTGTTATTTGTTTGTACAGGTAAAAATTTACTATAATTCAACGAGTTCCAGGCAGCTACCCCATCACCTATCTTTATATTATTAGTATCTAACTCAAGCCCTAATTCACCTTGATATAATGTAGGATTTGTTATCGCCCAATTTGACGCTAATCCGCGTCTAAATTGTATTCTCGTTGTCATTATTCACTACCTCCATCAATATTTTGAACACCTAATACCGTAATCGGTGATCCACCATCAATTATAATCGTTGTACTTGCATCCATGTATGGAGCTCCCCCATCTAATCTTGTTTCAACTCCATTAAACCCACTTGTCGAACCGCTAGTTGCTAATGAGGTGCTATATATCTGCCAATTGGTAGAAGTGGCTATGTACACATATGTAATGCACATACCATTATTATTTAATACCTGCGATGATGTAAAATTAATCGTATCACCTGCACCGGATTGAATCGTTACTGCATTAAATCCACAATGATTTCCAACATCAACAATACCTATCATTGCACCGTCTATCGGAGTAGACGGCAATATAATAGTAATAATACCATCAACAGTACTTGCTTTGATAAGCTGGTATACAGATGCAGTATAATTTGTTGTTATAATTCCGGTAGGTTGAAGAGTCGATGAAGACGCCGTTGTCCCCGATGTTACACGACCTTTAGTATCAACCGTTACAGAGTTGTATGTACCTGCAGTGACCCCAGTGTTTGATAGTGTTAATACCGTGGATCCAGCGGTTAACGTAACATCACCTGTCAATGCTGGTAGTTGAGTCGATGTTAACCTACCACTGCTATCTAATGTGGCTACCCCATTAACAGCGCCAACGGTAGACTGATCTTGTTTTAACGCTAAAACAAGATCAATAGTAAATAATGCACTAGAAAGTCTAGCGATATCATCTACTAATCGATTTGATACCGTAGGTAACGGTATAGCGTAGTTTGAGGTCTTATTGTCAATTACAGTAGGCATGCGGTACCCAAATTTATTTGTCTAGCTGTATTTATCTAATAACTATGTAGTTTTGTTAGACTTAGTTCTAGACCCAGCTTGCTTTAATTGATTTACTTCTATTTGCAGCTCTTGAATAGCTTTTACCAGCACCGCAATTAAACTAGACTCGTTAATTTTTAAGTTATCTGCATCTTCGCTGTCTATTATATGCGCAGTATTATCAATATCTAACACCGCTTGTGCAGAGAATCCGTATCTAACTATACCGGGTGATGCAGTAGATTTACGCGTGTCTGTAAACTGATATTGAGTTGGGCGCAATTTAGCTACGAACGCAAGCCCAAGCTGTAAGTCTTCAACATATATTTGATCTCGTTCATCCGATCTAGTGGTCCATGGTACACTTACGTATGCGTTAGTTATATTTAATGATCCAAGACATAATCGATTACTTTCAGTAGTTGAATTAAATACTGGGTTGTATGCACCTTTAGAGTCACACGGGCTAATAGCGATATTACCGTTACCTGTTGTATTGTCTTGTAGCGCTTGTTTACCTATAGCGGTATTATTACTACCAGTAGTGTTTGATTGTAGTGCAGAGCTGCCAAGAGCTATATTATTATCACCAGCTGTGTTTAATTTTAATGAATTGTAACCATAACTAGAGTTGTTACTGCCAGTAGTATTTGACCGTAATGCACTGTATCCATGAGCATCATTACCTACACCGGTGGTATTTGATTTTAACGCAAATACACCAGTTGCTGTACCACCACTGGTTGATGAAGTACTAGTTGATGATGTGATGTTCGCGGTTACTATATCAGACCACTCCGGTACACCATTATTATTTAATATTAGCGCTTGACCTGGTGTACCTATAGTGGTAAACGATGTTATTCCGGTACCGGCTTGATATAGTACCTGACCAGCTCTACCACCAATAATATTATTTGCACTGCTATTAAAGTCAATCCAATCAGGTACCCCAAACTTATTTACTGATAGTATCTGCCCAACACTACCAGTGGTTGTAAATGACGTGGAACCTGTATTAGTTTGATACGGAAGTTGCCCTGCTGCACCACCTTTAATATTAATCGTTGTAGTCGATATAATATCCTCCCACACTGGTACTTTATCATTATTTAATGTAAGTACCTGTCCGATATCACCAGTGCTAGTGAATGACGTAATACTTGGACCAGATTGATATAACACTTGACCTGTTTTCCCACCAGCTACACCTACTGCAATGTTATTTACCCAACTCAATGCTCCATCTGTGTCAACTGCAAGCACTTCACCTACCCGCCCAATATTAAGCATAGTTGTGGTGCTCACACCAGCTTGATATGGTATACAACCATACTTACCACCAGATATGTGCGTAGTGGTGGTTGCGGTGTTAGCGGTACCAGTTGTATCTTGATTCCATATAGGAGGCACATCACTGGTAACCTTGTCAGCTAGTGTTTCACCACGTATAGTAACTGATAATCTATTTGCCATTATAAAACCTTTTAGCGTTATTTAGTTATTAGGTGTTTCAGGCCATGTAACACCTTGTGGAAAACCTATTTCTAATGTAATGTCCCGAAGCGCTTGCCTGTAAGCTGCCCATTGTTCCTGATTCACTGGTGCATCTAGTACTTGTGTCCAATCTGATGCAGATAATAACTGATTTCTAGTAGATCTAATACTAGAAGCTGCAATTTCTGCATCATACGCACGATCATCATCTGTTTTATCTATTACTGCAACAGTATACACTACACCATCTTCGTAATACGGGTAAACTGGTGTTAGTTTTTGATTGTCTTTATCATAGTCACGCCACACCGCTACCGGATGTGCTGAGTTATCTTGTAAAAATGATGAATCTGGCCCAGATGATGCAAACGATACGTTGGGAAATAACTTTTTATAGTCACCAAGTTTAGTTACTTGATTGTTTTCAACAATCGCAATATCCATTTAAATGCTCCGCTATTTAGTTAGTAGTTGTTGTGGGACAAAATCAGACGTATACCTTGCAACACCCTTTGTTATACGTAATTCATCAATATAACCATTAAAGTCGGCAGCAGCTGAATATAGTCTGTCACCTAGATACCATGCTGAGTATGATTTTGTCACACTGGCACTACTAGTTGATGTTTTTTGTAATGATCCGTTAATAAAGAAATAGAATTTTGTGCCGGATCTTACCCAGGCTAAGTGTTCCCACGTATTTAACGGTACAGTTCTACTAATACCGACTTGTAATGTTGTATCATCTAATAATAAATACTCACCTGCAGTTGGCCACCCTTCATACACCTGAAAATTATCTGATCCACTAGCCCTAAACCCAAGAATCCCACCCGTTCTTGTAGTTATCGTGTATTTCCAAAACTCAATTGTGAAGTCAGTAGTGCCTGTTGGCATTACAGCCCAAGGTGTCGTAATATAATCACCAGAACCGTCGAAATACATGCAATTAGTACCATATTTTTTATTACTGCTGTTCAATGCTGCATTACCATATGATGTTACTGTAGTTGGTACTAGTGCGCTATCAGAAATTGATAGTGCTGGTAGTGCAGATGATGGTGGTGTGAATGTTGATGTGTATCTAGCGGCACCTTTAGTTATTCTTAAATCATCGATATATCCAAATGCAGTCGAAGTTAAGTATTGTCCCATCGATAATGGATAACCTGCATTAGATTGTGGTGTTCCGGATATTGCAGTATAGCCATTGCCTACCCCGTTAACCCATAATTGAAATCCACTACTAGTTTTGGTTAGTGCAATATGAGACCATGCGTTTGGGTTAATTGTTAGCGTGGATGCGATTGGAGTTACTACTGATCCGTTATAGTAATATAATGCAATAGCACCTGATGCAACTGGACCAAATGACCAATAATTTATATCCGTAGATGTACTCATATTACCAATCATATTAGGTATATGAATGCTGTACGTTGTATGGAAGTACTCAAAATTAGCTAGCGATATAGGATACACCCAACATTCTAATGTATAATCAGTAGTCCACCAATCAAAATATGTAGTAGTGTATGGTATAGATACGTAATCACCACTACCATCAAAATATATACTACCGATACCGTATTTTACTTGATTGATTGATGTGCATGTTACATCACCATATGGTGCTACACCTAGCATATTAGTTGACTTATCTAAAAGTGTTGGTGATAATGCTGCCGTAGGTGGAGTGAAGTTAGCTGTGTATCTTGCAACACCTTTAGTAGCTCTAAAATCTGCAATATACGCATCTAATGTTGTGTTGTTATCGTAACCTCCGATGTATATTGCAGAACTTACACCAAGTGCAGCTGAACTAGTCCCGGTTGCAATAGATACACCATCTCTAAAGATGGTAAATGTTGACCCATTTCTAACAAACGCAACATGGTACCAGACCCCGGTTGTCCAACCTGCATTACTACCCTGATTTACTATTGCTGAATAACCGGTAACTCTAAGACTTGCACCAAAACTTACATCATGCACGTATTGCCAATACCCACCAGAAATAGTCGTGGCGATATATTTACGATCTGTTCCAAACGAATTAAAATTTACCCAGAAATCAATAGTAAAGTTACCTGTTGATAAATCGAGATTACTTGCCGGAGGTGATAGATATTTTGTTACACCTGTTCCGGTAAATGCAAGTGAACCTGAGTTGTATTTTTTAGTTGTCGTGCTTAGTGTAACGTTATTATTTGTTATAGCAATATGATTCGTAGAGCTGTCAGATGCAGTATCACCACTTAATATGAATGCTACCTTATCCCAGTATGGATCTGTTGGTATTCCATCTGCGTTGATTAATAATGATACACTTTGCCATAATGCGTCACCAGATTCTGAACCAGTTGGTAGTGGTAGTGCAGCTGTAGGTGGAGTAAAATTAGCGGTATATCTGGCCACACCCTTTGTTACACGTAGGTCGTCAATGTAACCAAATGTAGCTTGATATAAATCATAAGACTGACCAATGTAGCAATTAGTTCCGACTATATTATAGGTTGAAGTGGCGCTACCAACATTTACTCCGTTTAAGTACATTGTCATAGTTGTACCGGATCTAACAGCAGCAATATGGTACCACTGATTTAAATTAGTGATTACTGATGATATTACATATGTATTTCCAGAATAAAAATAAGGTGCTCGATTGGTGCCGTTAGCTACAATAATACCGTTTAGGTAAGCGTTTCTAGTATCAAACATTTGCATAGAATTACCAGGTACAGATGTTTGGTAAAACCAGAACTCTACAGTATAATCACCGGTACCCATTGCAACTAACGAACCTGCGTTTGCCGTCAAATAATTACTACCACTAAACGCCATACAACTTGCACCAAACTTTTTAGTGTTGGCATCTATTGAAACAGATCCGGTATTAGTTACTGTAAGATTATATGGTGATCTATCTAGTATTGCACCGCCACCTGAAGTTGGTAGTGCACTAGTAGGTGGTGTAAAATTAGCGGTATATCTAGCAACACCTTTAGTAATTCTAACATCATCTATATAACCAACCATTGGCCAATCATAGTTGTTACCATAATAGTAACCACCAATACCTAAGTAGTTACCGGATGCATTACACGCTAAGTTTGTGGTTCCAGACATTGCACCGGTTCCGATACTTACACCGTCCACAAAAAACGTCATAGATGCACCGGACCCACTTACTGCAACATGATGCCACGAATTTAAGGGTATAGTACACGTAAACGTTGAAGTACCGTAATATATGTTCGATGATGGGCTGTATGCCATTGATAATGATGAGCCATTATTACCGATTATAAATATCCATCCTTGATCACCACCGGGCACCCGATACGCTGCTAATGCATAACCTATCCTAGTAGCACCATCACCACCAAACGTCGACTGACCTGTAATATACACCCAACCTTCTACAGTAAATGCACCTGTACCAAAGTTATAGGCTTCACTAGCATCTCCACGCAAGTAAGATCCGTGAGTGTTGGTGTCACCATTATTTGGAAAATAATAACTACCAGTACCATACTTCTTGATACTAGTTGAAACAGACACGCTACCTACCACTGTCAATGTTTTAGGTGTAGGTGATTTATCTAACAAATCATCACCTGTTAATCTTAACGATACACTAGACCAACTAGAGTCCCCAAGTGTAGTCGTCTCACCATCAAGTAATAATGATACACTAGACCAATTTGCATCACCTGTGATTGACATACTGCTAGTTGGTAGTGCTGTAGTTGGGGGGGTAAATGTTGAAGTATATCTAGCGACACCTTTTGTTATACGTAGATCATCTAGGTATCCATTAAATTGCCACGAGCCTGTAGTGTCACGGTGATCTATTGGAGCGGCAATAGTAACATTAGTAACTGAAACATTAGTTGTAAATGTAGCTGTACCAACAGCTGCACCATTTAAATATAGTGTTAGTGTAGATCCTTTACGAACGCAAGCAACATGGTTCCAAGTATTCAGTGTAATTGCCGTAGAGCTGGTTATAATATATGTATTCGCACTCCAAGCATATACATAATTAGCTACACCGCACCCAACAACAATGCAGTTTGCACCAGCGACATCATCCCTAATTTCAAAATAAACACAATCTTTCGAAGTGCGTTGGTTTACCCACATTTCAATTGTAAAATCCCCGGTACCAAGTTGAAATAACGTGTTTGATGGTGATATCAAGTAATCACCCACACCATCGAAGTATATCGACCCTTCACCGTATTTTCTTACAGTAGCAGTGATTCTAGCATTACCACTTGCTGTTATAGTTGCACGATTATTTGATGAGTCTGTTAATGTGTCACCACTTAGTAGTAGGGTTACATTTGACCAGTTAGCATCAACCGCAGCAACATCTGCGGTTAATAATAAACTAACGTTACTAATATACGGATCGGATGTTAGACCTAATTTAGTTGGAAATGCTGAAGTAGGTGGTGTGAATGTAGTTAGATATCGTGCAACACCTTTCGTCACACGTAAATTATCCATATACCCATTAAAATATGCGCCCTGGCCAGTTTCAGTACCAAAATAAGTATTAGTACCAACACCGATTGCACCTGAAAAAGCAACGGTGCCGGTGGCAACACCATTAACAAAAAATAATAATGTATTAGAATATCTAACAAACGCAAGGTGGTACCATGTATTAATTACCATTCCGTGAGCTGTTCCAGCATACTGCACATCGTTACTATGACATAGTAATTTAGTTTGTCCAATAATACAATTGAAGCCGTCAGCAGCATTAACAGACCCTACTCCTAGTACGACCATATGGCTACTCCAGTTAGTAGGCCATGCATCACTGGTGGGCATTGCTTTTAAATATACCCAAGCTTCAACAGTCCAGTTTAAACTACCCATATTAAATATAGATGTATTTCCTGGATAGTACGTGTAGCTCGATGTTCCATTAAATGATAACGAGCCAGTGCCAACTTTTTTAGTATTTGAATCAATACCTACACCACCGGATGACATCAACATTAGTCCATTAGTGGATGTATCGTTAATTGATACCACTGGTAATGTAGCGGTGGGTGGTGTAAAATTAGCGGTGTATCTTACCACCCCTTTTGTTATACGCAAATCATCGATATAACCCTGGAAATAGTTGGCAACTTTTGAATCACCAAAGTAACCTAGCCCAATATTATTGGTCCACGACGTTGAGCTGCCAAAGTCAGTACAACCCTTTTGTGTTCCAACTAATGTACCATTTACATAGCCGTGCATCGTAGTACCAACTCTGGTAACTGCAATATGCGTCCATGTGTTTAGCGACATCGTAAATGATGCGGATAACCCGACAGCTCCAGACGAAATAGCTGATACTTGAATACCTGTATTATTAATATGCCATAAAAAGTTACCTTGTAATCCACCTGTCCACCAACCATCACCTTGAGTAATAATAGATTGAATAAGGCCTGAACCAGACATTGATCCAGTTCCTGCAGCGCGGGTTGGATATATCCAGCATTCCATTGTAAAATCAACACCGGTGAGTATCATGTCAGTACTCGACGGTACTGTTAAATAATCTCCACTACCATCAAAAAATATAGAACCGGTACCGTATTTTTTTGTTGATGTGCTAATTTGTGTATTTCCAAAAACGCTAACTGTTTTTGGTGTGCTACTTGAATCAGTTATTGTTGTTGATCCATTAGTACCATTACCTAACAGCAATAAACTCACGTTCGAATAAGATATATCATCGTTCAAAGTAGATGGTAATTCTGCCGCTAGTGTAAAAGGTACTGGATATCTCGCCACACCTTTTGTTACCCGCACATCATCAATATAACCTTTAAATTGTTCACTATAAGTAGTAAATGTACCAATATATATTGATGCTGATTGGTCAACGTTTGATACTGCAGCTGAATAAACATTAACACCATTTAAAAATAAATTTATATATGTACCGTTATAAACACCAGCTACATGACTCCAAGTGTTTGCAGTTGGGGTAATAGTAGACTCGTAATTGGCACCATTATAGAATGATAAAACACCGGTACTGATGCGCAAATATAATTCCCAAGCGGTTGTACCTCCACCTAATACCCGTTTAGCTATAATAGTATTATAATTTGAATAATCTCCGGTTGGGTATATCCAACACTCAATCGTATACGGACCGCCAGCTAAATTAAACGCAGTACTATCAGCTAACGATAAGTAGTTCGATCCAGTACTAGGCAAATATAAGCTACCTGTACCGTATTTCTTAGTACTAGTGGATACCTGAGCACTACCATTAACTGTAACTGTTGCATGATTATTTGATAGATCGGTAAATGTTGTTGCACCATTAGCACCATCACATTTTAATAATAAGCTGACATTACCAAAATAAGAATCGACCTCTGTTGATTCTCCATCTAATAGTAATGTAACTTTATCCCAATATGGGTCGGTAGTTGCATCAGTGTTTGTTAGGAATGTGGTGGTAGGTGGTGTAAAATTGCTTTTATATCGTGCTACACCTTGTGTAATACGAAAATCATCTACATAACCGTTTAGTGACGTGCTGTTTGCAAGATCGTAACCGATATAACACGGCATCGATGTACCGTTATCAACCGATCCGGAAAATACTAGCGTCGACTCTAGTACACCGTTAACAAATAATCTGATGTTGACGTCACTTCTAACTAAGGCAACATGGTACCAGGTATTTACAGCTACTGTAGTTGTACCTGCTAACGACAAGGTTGACGAGTTTGCATTATACAGCGATACGGAAAATACCGTTGAAGCAAGATCATGACACGCGTTAAGTGTTATAGTATTTGTAGTCCAACTTGGCGCATTTGCATATATCGCAGGGTAGCTGGTGGATTTTCCAGCGTGATAGTACCAACATTCAATTGTAAAATCACTTGTACCAAATGCTAATAGCTGTGATGGTCCAAATGATACTGCATCAGTATCACCATCAAACGCTAATGAATAGTTACCGTACTTCTTTACCGCTGCGGTTAATTGAGCGTTACCGGTCAAAGTTGCAGGTAATGTGTTTAGAGATCTATCTACTATTGAAAGAATAGGGTGAGCAGAGCTAGGAGGGGTAAAATTACTGGTATATCTAGCGGCACCTTTTGTTATACGTAGATCATCAAGATATCCGTTTAGATATCCAATAGCATTACCGTACTGTCCGATGTATGGAGTAGTACCAGTAGTTGGATACGAGTATGTGGCGGTACCAGTACCACTTGTCGTTTGTAATACACCATTGATAAAGAAACGTATAGTGCTAGCTGTTCTAGTAACAGCTACATGGTACCATGTATTAGCTAAAAATTGATATGGCACGTATTCACAATCGATAATGTTGGCTCGACCTACTCTCAAACCGTTTGATGTACCACTAACGTTGTACGTAGTGTTAAATCCAAAAAAGAACCCGTTATCGTTGGCGTTTCCAATAATAGCCGGAGAGCCAGTGGTTGAGGTTAAGTAAACCCACGATTCCACGGTATAATCTTCAGTACCTGTTACTGTTTTGGCTTGAGCAAACGATATTGCTGTATTACTACCATTAAAACTTATGCTAGCATTACCGTATTTTGCCATTGCAGCTAGTTGCACTGCATTATACACAGTTAATGTGAGTGGACTAGCTGACTTATCTAAAATTGAATTTACTGGGCATGAGCTCGGTGTAAAGTTAGCGGTATATCTAACAACACCTTTGGTTATACGTATATCATCCATGTAACCAGTGAAGTCCATACCTCCACGTATATCGTGCTTACCAACCACACTGGTACCATCACTTGCAAATGTGTAATTTCCAGGCATAGTATCGGTTGTGCTTAACACACCGTTTAAATATTTTCTAATAACCAGTCCAGACCTGGTTACTGCAATATGATTCCATTGATTTAGTGGTATTGCGGGTGTTTCAGTGCTTGCCCAGTATGATCCTGGACTCGTACTTACTGCAAATCCCACAACGCTCGATGATGCTCCAAAATTTATCTGCCATGCACCCGTAAAATATGTCCAGTACGGGCTAGTATTTGCAGCAGAACTCAATATACCAGCATACGCATTTAAAGTAGTTGGATATACCCATAGTTCAATAGTAAAGTCGTTTGTACCTAATGCAAATGTAGTACTATTTGAAATTGTTAAGTAATCGCCAGATCCATCAAACATAATAGCCCCAGTACCGTACTTCTTCTGAGCAGTACTAATTTGAGCATTACCGTTAACGGTAATAGCAACAGGACTACTACTTGAATCTGTAATAGTGGTCGAGCCGTTTGCACCATCTCCAGAAATTAATAGCGCTACACTACTATAATATGGATCTGTACTATTCGCTGGTAATGCACTAGTAGGTGGAGTGAATGCGGGCCAGTATCTAGCTACACCTTTAGTAACTCGTACATTATCAATATAACCTTTAAATAGCCTATTATACGAATTCCACCCTGTTACGTACCATGCACCTAACGTTAACCGTGTGGTTGAGTCAAAATTCACCGCTTGGGAGAAGGATGCTGTTGCACTAGGTATCCCGTTAGTAAACACACACACACTGTTACCAGATCTAACAAACGCTATATGATACCATGTATTAGCTGATAGTGTTGGCGTGCTTACACTTACACTTGCACCATTACCCATACATATAGCTGATACAACTGATGATGATCCAGTTGATAGCGCTTCAAATACTAAGCCTTCTGTATATAAATAGTTTCCACTACTAGTACCGTATCCAATTGAAAACGGTCTATCGTATTGCGTAAATGAATCAAATCGAAGCCACATTTCGACCGTAAAACTACCTGATCCTAAGTTGAGACCTGCTACATTAGCATTAGTAATTAAGTAATTACTACCATTAAAATAATATGATCCAGTTCCATATACTTTAGTGCCAGTGTTTACTGTAACTGAACCTGTGTTGGTAATAGTATTTGTGACGTTTGACGCATCAACAAAATCATCTCCAGTTAGTAATAGTGATACATTTCCCCAATATTGATCAAAATCACTGGTCTTACTATCACCATTTAATAGTAATGATACGTTTGACCAATTAGCGTCATATGATGTGTTTTCACCATTTACTAATAATGAAACATTGGACCAGTACGGGTCGCTACTAGTAGCGCTATTACCACTTGCTGGTACTAATGCACGTACACTCATTTAATATCCTTGCCCATAACTAGTCCAGTCCAGGTGGAGCCACCGTCGTGTGAGTAGAAGCCAACTGAGTCGCGACCTGCTGTTGTTAACGTTGGTGCGGTTCCACCTACCCATTTTAACCCTGTCCACCAAGTTATCGTACCAGCCCCACCGTTTGTAATTTCTAATACGAACGTGGTAACAGTTCCAGTGGTGGGTGTATTACTGATAGTAAAAGTGGTGTTTGATGATATAGTGATGGTAAATAAATTACCAGTGGCAAGATCAATAGCACCAGATGATAATGCAATTTTTGTTTCAAAATTTGCAACTGCGGTAACGGTTTTATTGGTTAATGACTGCGTATCTGTTGTTCCAACAATAGCACCAGTTGGGGCTGACACAGTAGTGACTGCGCTAGTTCCATTACCTTTTAATAGTCCGGTTAATGTTGTAGCTCCAGTTCCACCACCAGTTACCGTTAATGTTGTGCTTAATCCTGCAGCAGTTCCAGTGGTGTTCTGATTCCACGTAGGTACGGTTCCAGTTAAGCTAGTGTAATTAACAGTAACGGTTGTTGGTGTACCGCTAATGATGGTTGAAAATAACTTCGACATAATATATTATCCAAAAAACATTGCAACTACCAGCGGTTACCGGTACCAGAATATAGTGAGGTAATCATATGATCACCTCATTAAAATGTATATTTATCGGTAGCCACACTACTTTGGACCTCTTACATAATTATTATCATTATGAGTAAGAAGTCGGGAATGGTGCTGTTGGTGGTGTGAAGTTGGTTGTATAACGCGCTAAACCTTTAGTGATTCTGAAATCATCAATGTAACCGTTAAGGTAATATGCAGATGTATCCCATAATCGACCAATCAGTGCAGTAGTATTAGTGCTATTAATAGTGCCCGGTTGTGAAAAACCAGTATTATTGTCAACCACCCCATTTACATAATGTTTAATGGTACCGGAAGCTCTTACTGTAGCTATATGAACCCATTGATTTGTTGGAATATTGTTAGTTGTTGTACAATATGTACCAGATAACCAGAAGCATAATTTAGGTCCAGTTTCAAAATGCCAAATATAATTTGTGTATGTTTGACCGGAGCGGGTATCGAATAATCCTTGTAATGTAGCAGAGGGTGCTACATATACCCATGATTCTAATGTAAAATCTCCAGTACCAAAATCAAATATTGGATTACACGGAACAGTTAAATAATTACTACCACTAAATGCAATACTACCAGTTCCAAATTTCTTAGTAGTTGTATTAACAGTCACACTACCAATATTTGTAATAGTCTTAGGACTACTACTTAAATCCGTAAACGTTGTGCTACCATTAGTACCATCGCCATTTAACAACAAACTAACCTGAGCATAATTATAATCATACTGAGTACCAGTTACGATTGGGTCTTCGTAGGTAGGTGGTGTAAAGTTAGCAGTGTATCTTGCGTAACCTTTGGTTATACGGAAGTCATCAATATACCCTGGAAATTGCAAACTATAACCAGTATATAGCCCGTTACCAATTAATAGCGGTTCGGTATTATTTGCAGCTTCTGTAGCTGATGCAGTAAGTATAAGCACACCATTCTTATATACTTTTACATTTGTTCTATCACAAACATATGCAATATGATTCCACGCGTTTAAATCTAAAGTAGTTGATGACTGATACTCGGTACCGTTAAAAAAACTTATTCCACTATTACTAACATTCAAGTAACCCTGATAGCTACAAGTTCCGCTATTGGGAACACGCTTTGTGAATAATATTCTATTTGCTAATGACGCTGTTGTTGGATAACACCATAATTCAACGGTCCAGCTTACACCTGATAAATTTAAAGCAGCATTTGACGCTAAACTTAAATAATTTGTACCATCAAAGTACATACTACCTGTACCATATTTCTTCACGCTTGTATTAACAGTAACAGAACCGTTATTAGTAACAGTCAAATTATTAGGTGATTCATCTGTAAACGATGTACTACCATTAGTACCATTACCTCTTAGCAATAACGATGTATCAGCACGGTTAATATCAATAGGGGTCCCAGTTGTAGTAGCTAATGCGTAGGTTGGTGGTGTAAAGTTGGCTGTGTAACGAGCTATGCCTTTTGTTATACGGAAATCATCTATATAACCTGTAAACCAAGTTATCGTTCTAGTACTAGATTCATTACCAATAAAAAATGTTGGATTTGATGTATATAATGTTGAACTGTACGTTCCGGATACATCTAAAACACCATTAACATATAACGATATTTTTGTACCGCTTTTTACAATCGCCACATGATTCCATGCATTAAAACCTGGTGCTATAGTACCGGTAAGTATAAATACGCTGGAACCTATATAAAACGAATATTTGTTAGCGTTAGATGAATGGCTAAAATATAGCATCATATTTTCAGCTACTCCATAATCACTATTGGCAAAAATACACGGATATGATTGGACCTGAGTAGATGGGTATACCCACAATTCGATTGTATAGTCACCATTAAGCAAGAATGCACTATTTGCTGGTAGCCCTATCACATCACCTGTACCGTCAAACGCCATAGCTCCAGTACCATACTTTTTAACTGCAGTACTGATTTTAACATCACCATAAGCTGTAATAGTCTTAGGACTACTGCTCAAATCTGTGAATGTTGTACTACCATTAGTTCCTTCACCTGTCAATAACAACGACACGTCAGCGTAATTAGGGTCAAAACCTGTTGAAATATACTGATTGGCAAATGACTGGCTAGGTGGAGTAAAGTTTTGAGTGTAGCGAGCGTAGCCTTTGGTTATGCGTAGGTCGTCGATGTAGCCGTTGAATCCATCAAAATAAGATTCTCCGCCATACCCAGCATAAGTGGGTTGTGATGTAAACGTAATATCTGTAGAATTACTTCCAGTACCAGATGCTATACCATTTATATACCACGTCCACGTATTGTTCGTTCTAACAAAAGCCAAGTGTGTCCAAATATTGGCTGAAATTGCACTTGTACTTGTAGTGTAAATATTTGAACCATTAGTTAATCCGTTATAGTGAATTGATGGTGTTCCTGAATTCAGATGAACTACAAATTTAGGAATACTTGCTCCTGCTCCACCACTTACAGCAAATAATCCTCTTATAGTTGCTGCAACTGAAGATGGATTTACCCACATTTCAATTGTAAAATCACCCGTGCCGAAGCTAAAATTTGAGCTAGTTGTTAATGTTAGATAATCCCCATTACCATCAAAGAACATACTACCAGTACCATTCTTCTTAACATCAGTGCTAAGTTGAACATTACCATAAGGTGTGAGTGTCAGAGCGTTCTGAGTACGGTCTTGGATTTTAAATGCTGGGAGGGCTGCAATAGGTGGTGTAAAGTTAGCTGTGTATCGAGCAATACCTTTGGTTATACGGAGGTCTGCAACGTTACCGTTTATTGAATCGGCAGAGTTAGTATCGCCTGCAATATAAATAGTTCTTTGTGCGTTACCGTCAAGACTTGTTGAGGATGTTAATGTATTTTCTAAAAATCCGTTGATATATAAAGAAAAAGTAGAACCACTTCTAGTAATAGCTATGTGATACCAAGAACCATTGTTTACAACGGTTGTGCTAGTTAATATAGGAGAGCTGCTATTAATATTATATACCCAAAACGTGAATTTAGTGGTATAAAATGGGTGCCTGTCACATAAAACATAACCACTAGCTCCCCAACCGCCATTAACTATATGATTAGACCATAGACAAGGTGCATTCGTACCCGTTTTTGTTTCTGGTCTATACCACATTTCAAATGTGAAGTTGTTGGTATCAAATGTCAAATTACTAGAAGCAGTTAAACTAATACATTGTGCACCGCCACTAAGATAATAAGAACTAGCATTAAATTTCTTAGTTGCTGTACTTAGCGTAGCAGTACCATTATTTGTAACAGCATTATGCTGATTAGACCAATCAATAAAATCATCACCAGTTAACATCAGTGACACATTCTGCCAATACGGGTCGTATGCGTCAGTTGTGTTACCGTCTAGTAATAACGATACATTGCCCCACCAAGGGTCAGCTGCAATAGTTGGAGGTATTGTTGGTAATGATGCTGTTGGTGGTGTAAAATTAGCTGTATATCGTGCGTAGCCTTTGGTTATTCTTAGGTCATCGATGTAACCGGTAAATAAATATGTACCGCCAATACCACCAACCTGTGATGTTGTGTCTAACGCTATGCTACCAGCTGACACGTATGTAGAATCCAATACACCGTTTAAGAAAATAGTAAAATTGTTGCCTGCGCGTTGCACTACAACGTGTGTCCACCGATTTAGTGTTAACGTACCTGTTGAGCTATGAGCTACTATATAGCTACTTCCTGTAGCTGATGAAGAAAAATAGATCGATATTTGTCCTCCGGAAGTCACATATAACTGAACTGCCCAGTTTCCAATAGAATAAAAACAATGATATGAGGTTGCTACCATTGGGTACAACCAAGCTTCAACAGTAAAATTTTCTGTACCGTTTATTGCAGTATTGGAAGATACCGGGATAGACAGGTAATCCCCGGTACCATCAAAATACATAGCACCAGTACCATATTTCTTAGTAGCTGTATCAATTCTAGCGTTACCGTAGGTTGTTACAGGGAATCTATAAACAGACCTATCTAATATCTCATGGGATGGCAAAGCTTGCGTAGGGGGGGTAAAATTAGTAGTGTACCGGGCTAGACCTTTAGTTATTCTGAGGTCGTCGATATATCCGGTAAATGGAGAATAACCACCTACACTTGCATCACCATTACCAATTGTATAGTACGGTGTAGATGTGCTATACATTGCGCTTGCATTAGTAGCTGTTGCCTGCAGCACACCATTTAAAAATAAAGTAAATGTGCTACCACTTCGAGTTACTGCAACATGATGCCACATATTAAACGCAGGGGCAGCAAGCGATAGTAACCCAACTCCAGTATCATACGTGAAGAAGTTAATTTTGCCGGTACCTGTATCATACAACAACCCTACACTACCTGTAGTATATGTTGAGTTAATCATAAATATGCGACTATAATTTTGTATAGATGTAGTGTAAATCCACATCTCAATAGTGAAGTCCCCAGTTTTAATATCTAATGCTGATGAGGTTGGCACGGTTAATATTGTACCTTGCGCACCGGTAGACGAACCACTAAAATGCATGCTTCCGGTACCAAACCGCTTAATGGTGCTTGATACTGATACTGATCCAGTGTTTGTAATCGTTGATCTAACGTTCGACTTATCTAACAAATCATTACCTGTTAACAATAATGATACATTAGCAAAGTTAGTATCGATACCAGTATCACCATTTAACAATAACGATACTTTATCATAATATAGGTCAGATGGTGCAGCTGAAGTAGCAATGCTTGCAGCATAACCAGCTGAAGCATTTAGCATTACTCGTGAACTCATTTTACATCCTTACCAAATATAAATCCAGACCAGGTACCATCCGTGTTTAAATAAAATCCAAGTACATCTTTACCTGAACTTGTTAGTGTAGGAGCAGTTCCACCGACCCATTTAATGCTACTAGCAACTCCACTGAATGTCCATGTGATAGATTGAGCCCCACCGTTTGTTATCTCAAGAACAAAACTAGCAGCGGTTGTAGTAGGAGTAGATGGAGCATTTGATAATGTAAAGGTACTAATTGATGCAGTTGCTGTTTTTAAAAACCAGTTACCTAAACTTAAATCAATAGTAGTTCCGGTTGACATATCAACTCTAGTTTCGTAGTTGGCAGTCGCTGTAATTGTTTTATTAGTTAATGTTTGAGTATCAGTAGTCCCAACAATAGCACCAGTTGGTGCAGATATTGCGGTGAACGCACTAGTACCGTTACCTTTTAATATACCCGTTAATGTTGCAGCACCAGAACCACCTTGTGCAACACTTAACGCAGTGGTTAACCCGGTTAATGAAGTAATATCGCTATTGGCTCCAGATGCAGCCTGACCTGCCAGTGTATCACCAATTTGCAATTCTTGAAATGTTGCACCGCTAAGTACTACTGGATATCTTGCTGTCATTAACTTATACTCACTTGTATTGTTGCACTGGATCGTGATAGTACTGCTACATAATTAACAGTTACTGCAATATTAGACATAGTTGAACCATTTCTTGTTAGAACAGAAACGGTTTTTGGTATTGCGCCCCAACTAGCAGTTGTACCATCTGTTGTTAGGTATTTACCTGAATTGCTCGGCTGAGCGGGCAATGAAACAGATGCAGCCTGCGATACCCATGTTGTTCCATTACTAGTTAACACATTACCGGTTGTACCTACTGATGCTAACCCAGTGCCACCGTTATTTACTGGTAGTGTACCGTAGTTAGACCCTCTTAACAATGCAGATAAATTTTTCATTATTACCAAGTTCCTTTATTACGTATTTAGTCGATTATATTGTTGGCCAAATCACTTCAACTGGAAAACCTTCTTGAGTTGTAATATCTCTTAGTGCTTGTCTATAATCAGCCCATGTGGTTTTAACCGCTTTAGTAAACGGTACATCGGCAACTTGAGTCCAATCTGATTCTTTTAGTAGTTGGTCGCGCTTTGCTCTGACACTAGCAGCTTCAATTGCAAGATCAGCGGCTATTTCTTCTTCGGTTTTATCAGCTACTTCGACTGTAAAGACTTGATTATCTTCAATGTATGGCTCACATGATATTAGCTTTTGAGTTGCTTTATCATGTTGTTTCCAAATTGTTACCCCAAGTGCATTATTAGCCACCATGAAATCATTGTCCGGTCCAGTTGACGGGAATGATGTAGCTGAGAATATTTTTTTATAATGACCAATTTCAATAATTTGGTCGTCTTTTACGATTGCGATTTCCATAATGTTCCTTATGAGTAAGAGGTTGGTAATGGTGCGGTTGGTGGTGTAAAATTGGCTGTGTAACGGGCAAGTCCTTTGGTAATTCGTAGATCGTCGATATAGCCATACCAATCACTATCAAAACCATTGTGCCCAATAAATACTGTAGATACTCCTCCGTCACTAACACTGGATGTATTATTATAAGTTGTACCGCTTGCTACACCATTTATGTATACTGAAACAGTATTATTTCTTTTAACTAATGCTAAGTGATACCAGGTGTTAATTAATAATGGTGTTACGGGCGCTGGGATAGGAAAATCCCACCCACCTTGAGCATCACTCTGTCCATTATACTGGGCAAATGCAATTGTCGATGAGTTAGTAACACGAAGATTCCAATTACCATTCATACCTGCAGTATAATATCCACCAGTGGAAACTAATCCTCGTTGTGCTGCAAAAGATGAGGAATTAAACCATAATTCAACAGTAAAATCTCCAGTACCAAAATTAAATGCAGTATTTGCTGATACTGCCAGGTAATCACCTGTTCCGTCAAACAATAACGAAGCTGTACCAAATTTCTTAACAGCTGTGCTAAGCTGAACATTACCATTAGCTGTAATAGTCTTAGGACTACTACTTAAATCCGTAAACGTTGTACTACCGTTTGTCCCATCACCATTCAATAGCAATGATACTTGCGGAAAGTTGTAATCATACACAGTACCAGGTGTGATTGGGGCTTCGTATGTTGGTGGGGTAAAGTTAGCAGTGTATCTTGCATAGCCTTTGGTAATTCTTAGATCGTCTATGTAACCGTTAATGTTTTCACTTCCAGAGCTATACGCACCTATTGTGTCTATAGCACTTACATAATTAGTTGTATCTGCGTAAGTAGTACCAAATTGTACACCATTTACAAATAGTTTTAAAACACCACTCGTTCTAGTAAATGCGATATGGTTCCACGTGGAAATAGTTAAAAGCGTAGAGCCAGAACTACTAAGTTTTATTGAACCTGCGTACCAACCAACATTAGCACCCGTCTGTGAAAATATACGGAAAGTAGATGCTGAATCTGCACCTGCTCTAAGATGAGTAACATTATTGAAAGCATTTGGATAGTACCAGTATTCAATTGTAAAATCACTTGTACCCATAATTATAGAAGAATTACTTGCAACGGTTAAATAATTACTTCCACTAAACGACATACTACCAGTACCGTATTTCTTAGTAGTTGTATTAACAGTAACAGCACCATTATTAGTAATAGTCAAGTTATTAGGCGATTCATCTGTAAACGATGTACTACCATTAGTGCCATTGCCTCTTAGCAATAACGACGTATCAGCACGGTTAACGTCAAATGGTGTACCAGCTGTAGTAGCTAATGCGTAGGTTGGTGGTGTGAAGTTGGTTGTATAGCGGGCTATGCCTTTGGTTATGCGAAGGTCGTCTATGTAACCGTTCCAAAAACCACTACCTGCAACATTACCCCCAACAGTTACATTAGATGTTGGACTATTCAATGTTTGAGTAATTGATACAGGTGTTCCTAAAACCCCATTTTTAAACGGATATAAAGTATTTCCACTTCTGCAAATTGTGTAATAAATCCACGACCCCGTGGTAATCGTTCCAAGTGTTGCCCCTGTATAACCGCCATCGGTTACCCAATAAAAATACATACTTGACCCAACTGATTCCATAACATAAGAGTTATTTGACGTAGCACCATTGTCAGGCCATTGTGCAAATACAGCGTTAAAAGAATCTAAACCACTAGCGTAAACCCAAACCTCAATAGTAAAGTTGCCAGAACCAAAATTAAATCCATCACTACTAGGAACTGTCAAATAATCACCACTACCGTCAAACGCAATAGAACCAGTTCCATACTTTTTCTGTGCAGTACTAATCTGCGCATTACCATAAGGAGTAATAGTCTTAGGACTACTGCTCAAATCTGTAAACGTTGTGCTACCATTAGTTCCTTCACCTGTCAATAACAACGATACATCAGCGTAATTAGCATCGAACCCTGTTGAGATATACTGAGTAGCAAATGACTGACTAGGCGGTGTAAAGTTTTGAGTGTATCTGGCGTAACCTTTGGTTATGCGTAGGTCGTCGATGTAGCCTTTCATTGGAAACACACCTACGACTTCTGCGGTGGCACCAATAGCAAAATAGCCAGTACCGGTGTAATTAGTTGTATCCGCAACACTACTATCTAAAACGCCGTTTATGTACAAATACGTAATCCCCGATATTCGGACTGCACACACATGTACCCATTGGTTACTTAGAATAGATGCAGTAGACGATTTGATAAGTGCTACACCTGGGCACACTACTTCAAATTTACCTGTGTTAGATCTACGAATATCAAATCCCGTGCTACCACAGCAAAAATATGTTTCATTACCTACTGCACTAGATACATGGTATACCCAACATTCAGCTGTAAAATCTACTGTACCTAATTGTAAACCTGTAACTAATGTACCTGTAGACAAATAATCCCCAGTACCATCAAAGAACATACTACCAGTACCGTTCTTCTTAACATCAGTGTTAAGTTGAACATTACCATGAGGTGTAAGCGTCAGGTTGTTCTGAGTACGGTCTTGGATTTTAAATGCTGGGAGGGCTGCGGTTGGTACTGTAATAGTTCTAGCGACACCTTTGGTAATTCGGAGGTCTGCTATTTGACCTTGAAATGCAAAACTACTTGTATCACTGGGTCTACCAATATATTGCAACCCATCAGAACAGTTATTAGTAAACGCAACTGAACCACGACTTGCCCCATCAATATACATAGTAACAGTTCCGCTACTTCTAACAATAGCTACATGATGCCACTCGTTAAATGACCATCCACCACTGCTAGTCAGTAACACTGTTGTACCTGAAGCAAATTTTAATGCAGTAGCATCATGATACAACAGTGAAAATCCTGTAGTACTAGGGTATGCATAATTTGAAATTATTACTTGATTACCCTGAGGTGCTCCCGTAGCACGTACCCAAAATTCAAAAGTAAAGTCATTAGTACCAAAAACACCTGGACTTGTACCAGCACTAATATAATCACCTGCACCATCAAAAGAAATAGAACTAGAATTAAATTTCTTATTGGTTTTATCGATAACTGCATTTGTTACTGTAATAGCATTATGTTGATTAGACCAATCAATAAAATCATCACCAGTTAACATCAGTGACACATTCTGCCAATACGGGTCGTATGCGTCAGTTGTGTTACCGTCTAGTAATAGCGATACATTGCCCCACCATGGGTCAGCCGCGATAGTTGGAGG